GGCGCGGTCAAGGGCACAGCAACTGGCGCCGGCATGATGGTAGGTGCGCCCATTGGCGCGCTCGGCACGCTGCTTTTAGCGTCGACCAATCCGCGACTGGCGAAAAAGTTCTTTGCGCCGTCAGCTCGCCAGCTCGGGGATTACCTCAAATCACTAGCGCGTAGAGGGCAGTTAGTTCGTCGTGCCGGCGGTCCCGGTTCGTCTCCGGCGTCGCATTTACAGGCTATGAACACGCTGTTTACAGGCGGCGTCGGCGGTGCAGCGCTGGGTGGTGGCGCCGGCTATTCGATGGCTGATGCTGCGATGGGCGCTCCGTCGTGGGAAGGCAAGAAGGCGTCGCTGCTCGGCGGCGTGCTGGGCTCTGGCGTCGGTGGTTTGGCCGGCGGCGTGGGTGGCGGCCTGATGGGTGCGCTGACGGGTGGTGCGCTCGGCGGCGCTCCGGGTGCCGGACTGGGTTTGTTAAGTGGCGGCGCGCTGGGGCTCGGGGCAGGCGCTCATCTGGGGGGTAATATTGGCTCCAGCATCGGCAAGAAGAAAAAGCCGGACGACGAAAAGAGCGAGAAAAAAGACGACGAAAAAGACGACAAAAAGGAAGAAGAAGAAATTAAAGAGAGCGCTGCCCGCGTGTTAGCGCAGCTACAGAAAAACGCTTAAAAAGCGTGCAGGCAAACGTTGCGCCGCCCGGTATAATCGGCCTGATGTGGCAAGGACGCCCTTCAGGAGGATGGAGCATGGCGGCTCAGTTTAAATATTATCAGGCCCTCCTCCGGACGCTGAAAAAGCTCAGTCCGGCTGCTTTTCCGGTGACCGTTCGCCGGGTCAAGCTTTCTAAGTTAGAGGGTCGCTGCTGGAAACACGGCAAGCGCTTCCACATCCAGATTGACAAGAGTCTGGATGAGTCCCGGGCCATGGATGTGCTGCTCCATGAGTGGGCACACGCGAGGGCGTGGAACCATCGCCTCGATGCCGCGGTCACCGACGAGGATTTTAATAAGTTAGCGCACGACGCTGCGTGGGGTGTAGCGTATGCTGAAATCTACGTCGTGTACGAGAAGTTATTTACGCAGCACGCTACTGTGCTATGACGCCGGAACCACTGTCGCGGGAGTTTTTGTTATCGAGAAAACAATGTTGCGGCCGGCGATGCGTTAATTGCCCCTATCTGCCGCGACACACAGCCGGCAGCACGCAGGTGGCCTCATGCAAAACTTCTTGTCGCGATTCTGGCAGTTTTGCATCACGTGGCTCCCTCTATGGTTACGCCCGCGACATATTCTGGCGTATCGCGAACGTGCTTTGGCGTGGAAGAAAGTTCGCGCCGCGCATTTAAAAGCGCATCCCGCCTGTGAAGTCTGCGGGCGCACGGCCAATGTTATCGTGCACCATATTTTTCCAGTGAGCATTGCGCCGGAGCTGGAATTAACGGAAAATAACCTGATTACACTCTGCGATACGCCCTGCCACTTCATGTTTGGGCACTTTTTTAGTTATCATTGTTACAATAAGGACGTTCGCAAGATGGCCAGAAGCTTCCGCGCAAAGATGCTGGTGCGTAAATGCCAGCAGTACAAAAAGTGAGCTTACTATGCAGCCGTACGAGTTTGGTTACGCCGTCGGTACGTACACAAAGCGCGCCAGCTGGGGTGACGTCGGACAAGTTGCGGGCGAAATCGCGCTAGGCAGCGGGCCGGCGCTCGGCCTGAATCAGCTCGACCCCACACAGCGCGGCTTAGCACAAGATATCGCGCTGTACTCGAATCCGTTTACGGGCGTCGCAACCGGTGTGAACGACATGGCGCGACATCTGTACAACGGTCGTTTTGGAAGCGCGCTTGGCGCTGCGGGCATGACCGCGCTGAGCTTCTTGCCCGGTGTGGGTGGCGCGGTTGGCAAAACAATCGGCAAGGGCTTGAGCGCCACTGGCAAAGCTGTCGGCAGCCAAGCGCTGCGACAAGGCGGTGTGGCCGCGCAGAAGTTCGTGCAGGCTGGCGGTCGGGCAGCCACGCAGGGCCAGCAGGCTGTCACCAAGGGTCTGCAGAAGATCGTGCCGCAGCAATATGGCGCAATCACCAAGGCTGCTCCGGTCCGTTCAACAATCGACGCCGCTATTCGCAATCCGGCCACGACGGCCACGATCGCCGGCCCGATGGTATTAAACGGCTCGGGTGGTGCGCCCCATAGTGCCGCTGCTGCTACGGCAGAGGCGCTTCCGGCGACGCCAGCCCCGCAAGTGCCAAACTTAAACAGGCCGATGGCGCCGACAGCGTTCCGGCCGCAACCGATCGCAAACTTTTGAGGAGTGATACATGAATCCGTATGAATTTGGCTTAGCCGTCGGTGAAATGGAAAAGGCTGCGATTAATCCTACCAGTGTGGGTGGGCGCATCATGAATGCGTTGCGCGGCGTTGCTTCCGGCGCGAAGACGCTCGATCGCGGCTCGCAGCACATTGTCAAGGGTTTTGGTGGTCTGACCGAAGGTATCGGCAAGATGGTCGGCACGAAAGCCCGCACATCGTTTTCGCCCACAACCGGTACAAGCCTTGGCAACTCAACAGGTCTTGGCGGGTTGTTTTTGGGTCTGGGTCGAGGCATGCAGACGGGCGGCAAGAAGATGATTGATTCTGTGCCGGGAACAAATCCCCGTTGGCTGCGAGATCTGTACGGCATGGTTGGCCACGGCTCGCGTCTCAGCGGTAGCGCTGTCCGCGGCGTCGGTCACGCTACCAACATGGCCGGCGAAGGTTTACAAGCTGCTGGCCGCGGGCTTAACGCGCTGTCGCAAACATCGTACGGCGTGCCGACGCTGGCAGCAGCTGGTTTGCTGGGCGGAACTGCGGCCGTGGCGCCGAAGCTGCCACTACCCAACGTTAAACTCCGCTCACCCGTCGATCTGGACTTCAGCTACAAGACTCGTAATCCCATTGAGGTCAATTGGTGATGAGTGTCTGCCCGGTGTGCGAAAGCCCGTCGGTGGAGATACGCGGGAAAGCTGTCTGCCCCTTTTGCCACACCATCATCGAGACGTGCTGTGAAGGCGGCCGCTGCGATTACTCAAAACCACAACCCAAACCACTAGATAACAAAACGGAAGACAAACCATGAACGACGTACAAGCATTCGGCGCTGCGGCCCGCGAAGCAATGGAAAAAGACGCGTATCTGGGCAAGTTTGTTAATTACGCCACGACGCGCGCCATCCCGGCGCTCCGTGGCGCCGCGACGACAGCTGTCGAAAAAGCCGCGCCCATGGTTGATAACGTCGTGCAGAAAGCCACGCCGTACGCGACGCAGGCGAAAGGCGTGATGGACGATGTGGCATCGCGCGTCGGCGGCAACAAGTTTGTGCAGGGCGCCAAGGACCGCGTGGTGGGCGCCGCGCGGTCGGTCGGTGAGGGTGTCGGTAGCGTTGGGCAGTTTACGACCAACACCGCGCGTAACTTACTGAACACAGCCGATGACGCCGGTCGCTGGGCCATGAGCGGGCCGGGCAAAGCAGCGCCGGCTGGCAACAAGCTCGGCGACAAGGTAGTGCGCCCCATTCAAACAGAAGCTGGCCGCGCCTTCGGTACGAGCCCCGTCGGCGACAAGCTCAACCCGCTGAACTTAGCTGTTGGCGGCGGCACGCTGTACGGCGGAGCCCGGGCGACTGGGCTCATCGGCAGTGGCGACGAACCCTCTGCGGCTGGTATTAATCAGCAGACGCAGATGGCGTCGGGCATGCAGCACAGCATGGACACCCAAAGCGGCCAACCGGCTGGCGGTGGTGGTCTGATGGGCGCGTGGAACAGCCTGCCGATTGAAGCTCGGTACGCAATTGGCGCTGGTGTTCCGCTGGCGCTTGCTGGCGCGTTTATGGGTGGTCGCGGTCAAGGCGCACTGGGCGGCACGCTCGGCGCGCTTGGTCTCGGCGCGGCTGGCTTAGGCGCTGCTGGAGCCGGCATGTTTGGCGATGGCCCGCGTCGGCTGGTTGGTCAGGGCGCGAATGCACTCTACGGGCTGGCCGGTGGCGGTGGTGGCGATATTCGCTCGCAGATGAATACATTGCGCGGCCTGAGCCCGGAGTTCGGTACTACGGCGCTGATGGGTCGTGATCTTAACATGAGTTCACAACAGGCACGCGGCATGTACGACTTTTTAACAAACAATCAAGACGCGATCGAACGACTGATGCCACAACTACAGGCGAACAGCACATCGGCTGTAAAAGCTGGCGCGGCGTTTGCCTACAAGATGGCGCGCTGCTGGGAAGGCTATGAGCCGGTTCCGGGCAAGAAGCCCTACAGCAACGACTCGTGCCGGCCCGTGGGCAAGAAGAAAAAGAAAGAAGTCAAGAAAGCTGGTGTGGCGGGACAGGGCAAGACCACGATGAACGACACGCCGTCTAGCCGCGGAAGTCAGCGCCTCGTGGACGACAAGCAGCGCGAAACATGCTGCCCCGTGCCGACGGACGCGACTAACTCGCAACAGAGCAGCGCCGAAAAAGCGGCGTTTCTGGGCAAGATTATCGGTCGTGTCGCGCAAGGCGCTGGTCGTGCTGTCGCGGGTGCCGCTGATAACGTTGCGCAGAAAGCTACGGGTGCCGTCGCCGGCGCTGCTGATAACGCGGCGCAGATGGCGCAGAAAGCGGCGCCGATGACACAGGGCCGCACAGTGCTGCCGTCGAACATTCAGGCTGGGAAGACGTTGCAGCACAATCGTTACGGTTCGGGCACGGTGCAAAACGTTGCTGACGGTATGGCCACTGTGCAGTATCCGGGCATGACGCGGCAGTATCGTGTCGCTCCGGCTGCTGCTCCGTCTGGTGGTGCGCAGGCTGGCGCTGGTGCTGCTCGTCCGGCTGCGGCTGCTGCGCCTCGTCCCGCTGCGACTGCTGGTGCGGCTGGTCGGCCGCCGCTGCCTGATCCGCCGGGTTGGAACGCTCCGTATAACCCCGCCATGGCTGGTCGCGGCGGCGCAGATATTCCGCAGTCGTTGGGTCAGCGCGTTGTTGGCGGCGTGTCGGAAGGCGCTTCGCGTGCCTATAGCGCAGGGCAGAACATTGCCCGCGGATTACAAAGCGCTGGCCAAGCTGGTATGAACATTGCCCGTGGCGTGGCTCCGCTGGCGCAAGGTATGGTCGGCGGCGCAGGTGCCGTGGCGCAAGGACTCGGCAGTGGCGTCAACATGGCTGGCAAAGCGCTCTCCATGGCCGCCAAGAGCCCGTACACCGCAGTTCCGACGGCGGCAGCTGGTATCTACGGCGCGTCGCAGCTGGGCGGCATGATGCCGAAGGGTATGCCCCAACTTCAGTCTCCGATTAAGTGGGGGAATTGATCGCGTCTAAATAACAAAACATCGGCCGCTAGATCCACACCAAGGAAGGTAGGATTGTATGGCTACATCGCGCTCGTCTAACAGAGCGGAGAAAAAGGCAAAGAAAAAACAAGATCAACAGGAGCGGGCAAAAGTCGCATTAGCGCCGTGTGAAATCGAATGGCGCACCGACAGTCAAAAACGCGCGTGGCAAACGTTACTGGATAACCACGTCACATTTCTGCTTGGGTCAGCGGGGTCTGGCAAGACTTTTTTGGCGATGGCGTATGCGATCAATGAGATCCTCGCCAAGCGCAAAAGCCAAATCATTCTTACGCGGCCGATCGTTGATGCCGGTGAAAAACTCGGCTATCTTCCCGGCTCATTTGGCGAAAAAGTCAATCCGTACATGCAACCGCTGTACGACACGATGGACACGCTGCTGGGCAAATTTAATCCCAAGCGCGAATTTGTAAATAAAGCCATCGTGTTGGCGCCGCTGTGTTATATGCGCGGTCGTACGTTTAACGATTCAGTCGTTGTATTTGACGAAGCCCAGAATGCGACGTATATGCAGCTCAAACTGTTGTTGTCGCGTTTTGGGCAGAACACGCAGATGGTTATTACCGGCGACCCGCATCAGAGTGATTTACCGTTTTCACCTCCGCCAATAAACGAAGTTGTGCAGAAGTTAAAAGGTGTGGCGGGTATTGATACTGTGCATTTTGCCCATAGTGACGTTGTACGCCATCCCATCGTAAGCGCAGTGCTCAAAAAACTGTAAAAGTGTATTGCCAGCGATAATAAGCGCGGTTACACTTTGCGGCATGACGCTGTCGGCTTTCATGCAATGTTATGCCCGGCCGCGCGCGGTATACGAGGCGCTCAGCTCGTTTCGCGCGCATTACCCCGAGGCTGACATTTCTTTTGTGTCAGACAATGGGCAGGACTTCTCGGCTTTTGCCCGGAAGTTCAACCTGCGCTATACGCATGCTGCTGAGCAGGTGGCTCCCGGCGGCTATTTCACGGGCAAAGCTGCGGCGGACACATATCTAAATCGCATGCGGACCCACTGCGAGACAGTCACAAGCGACTGGGTGGTGCTGCTCGAAGAAGACGTGATGACTAAACGTCGCGCGCTGCAATTTCCGCCGACCGCATGCGCTGGCGCCCGGTCAAATCCCGTATCCGCGCAGTTGAACAAGTATTTCAATTTGATTCACGGCACGACAAAACAGTACTGCTACGGTCTGTGTGGTGGCGGCTGCTTTAGTCGTGAGTTGTTTCTGGATTGTTGTCGTCGCGGCACGGACATGCGCCTGCTGAACATTCTCGACGACAACGTGTACTACGCGCCGGACGTGTTTCTTACGTGCTTGTTTCTCATGCACGGCTATCAGTACAGCGAATGGGCAGAAGTATCAGAGCTGACATGGCCCCGGCTGGAGTGGTGTGTTATGCGCGACGCGGCCTTTGATCACCACGACAAACGGTATTACGACGCGGAGTTCGACCCGGCTGTCCTAGAACCGTGTGTGGCTTAATTACAGGAGTGCGACATGGACGTTTGCGGCGTCGAGCCCAATACCGGGCTAATCGAGGTGGCTGTTACCTCCGATCAGCTGGAGCGCGCACTGGCTCGCGACGATGAGTTCAAGCACATGCTGCAGCGGCGTGGGCGGTCACACCTAAAAAACTCGATTCGGAGCGGCTCCGGTGACTTTATCGGCATGCTCGGCGAAGAGGTGCTGTACGACTACTATCCGGGGCAGTTTGAGCGGACGCCGGCCGACAATCCCTATCACTGGGATCTGCGGCTGATTAATACAACGCACGGCCGCATTGACGTAAAAACAAAGTCGCAGACATATCCCAAGCCGCCGCGGGCACACTATTTCGTAACCGTGTGCGACAAAAACATTCACCAAGATTGCGACTGGTATTGTTTCGTGCGCGTGCATCACCTGTGCGAAAAAGCGTGGATTCTTGGCTTTATGCCCAAGCCACTGTTCTTTAGCTCGGCGCAAAAATATCTAAAGGGCGAGCTTGATCCGACAAGTCACAACGGCTGGTGTTTCAAAGAGGATTGCTGGAATTTAGCAGTCAAGGACATAATAGCTCCGCCGGCGAGTGCGGCTGAGCTACACGCGTTGCAGTTAACCCATTTCCCAGAAGGTAGGAGCAGTTGATATGACAAACGAACACATCGACGATCCGGGGCTGCCCGGTCCTGAAGGCGAACCCGGCCGTTTTACGCTGCCGCAGTTCTTAACCCTGATGAACGCGGACCTGCAGAACGAGTGGACCCATCTCGCGTTTTACTTGTATCACTCCAGCGCTGTCACAGGCCTGCACGCCGAGGAATACAAGGAGTTCCTGACCGACGCGGCCAAGGGAGAGCTGGAGCACGTGCAGCAGTTTCTCGACTGCCTGCATGGCTTTAACTTTGTCTTGCCGGCAGCGGGCGGGCACACGTTTGCGACTTATACGCGCGTGGAAGACATTCTGATTGAGGCGCATACGCTGGAGCGCCAAGTAGTTGTTAATTACGCCAAGCGGATTGAGCAGGCTGGGTCGCTAGACGATCAAGTAGCTGCCAAGTACCTCGAAGTGTTTTACGAAAATCAACTACAAGACAGTTATGAAGACGCGCAACACATTCAAAGAATTCTGGCTGATGTTGACAAACGTCAGCTGCGTAAACTAAACATTATGGATAGGTGAACGTCTTGTGCGGGAAAGTTGCGGCATGGTGGTTTGATATTGGCCGCGTGTAAGGCACTCCCACTTACACAGCGCCGGTCAGGCAGTGACGCCGCAGAACGTTGTCTGTCCCAACAGCGTTCGCACCACACTTGGATAGCCGTGGTGCCGGATACTGGTGGCTGGGTTTTAAACGTGTCCAAGCGCCTCCTTCGCCCCTACGTCATACGAGCACAAACAGAGCACGAGCGGCTTTGTTGCCAGTATCCAGCCCGCACTTTATGGAACATCCGATGCTACATCCCCTCAGTCAGGCGCTCCGCGACGCGACAGGATTAGTCGATGCGCGGCTCAACACCGCTGCCGCCGACGAGTTAGACCGGCTCGTGCTCCACGTGGCTGATTTAACGCAAATGCTGGCAAACGCAGCGCCGCGGTTTACGCCGCCTCCTGCGGCGCAGCCAGTCTCAACGCCCGGACTAGATGCACAAATTACAGAGCTGCAAGCCACGCTCGCGAATTTAACTGTGACGTCGGCTGCAAACGTGCAGGCGTTACGGACAGAGAACGACAAGTTAAAAGACCGCATTGCCGCGCTGGAGTCGAGCCGTGGCGATTGACGAAGAAACACGACAGCGGCTCGATCGTGAGTGGGCGCGAGAGCGTTTTTTGGAACGTTTATTCCTGCGCACGCTAATGTTTTGGTTTATCGGTGTTGTAATCTGGCACGCTTTGCCGTTTGCGGCTAACGAGCAGAACTGGCAAGCAATTCTGACGGTCGCGATACTTTGCGGCAAAATCGCTGGCGCCGTCGCGGCGGGGCTCGGTTTTCTTGTCACGCTGGCGTGGATTGGTTCTGGCGGAAAAATCTTGTCCGATGACTTTTTTGACGAGTGAACAAAAGGAGTTGTTTGCCCGTGCGAATACAAGAAGAAACATGGCCAAACGCGATTGCCATCGGCGCCGAAGGCGTTTCGCTGGCGATTGCAAAGTTGTTACGGCATAAGATCGTGCCGTGCGTGCCGCTGATCGACATCGGGTACGATCTCGTATCTGGCTATGACGATGTGGTGAAACGCATTCAAGTTAAAGCGACCACGACGATTAATACCGCGCGACCGGATTCCACACGGTTTTCGCTATGCAAAAGCAAGGCGTGCAAGACGCGGCGTGGTTCAGCGGCTATGACCAAACGGCGGGCGTATCGGCCCACTGACGTAGACGTGTTTATTTTTGTACACGTGCGGCTCAAGCGGTTTTTTATTGTGCCCGCGGCTGAGTTGGATTTCCGCCGGCACTGGATCACGTTTGATCGCGCCAGCAAATGGGCCAACGCGTGGCACGTGCTCAAGACAGCATGAATCCATACCGCACGACCACAATCGCCATCGACTTCGATCGCACGTTCACCAGCGACGTCGATATGTGGCGCATGGCGATTAAGTTATTTACAGCCCGTGGTCATCGTGTGTTGTGCGTGACTGGCCGCACGGACTCGACGGCTAATCGTCTGCAGTTGGCGCAGGTTTTTGGCGAGGAGACGTACAAACTGCTCAGCGCGTGTATCTTCTGCAACCACTCTCCAAAGCGCGAAAAAACGCAGCAGCTGGGCTACAAGATAGACATCTGGATTGACGATTTGCCAGAGGGCGTCGGCGCGACTGATCCAAAAGTGTTTAAAAAACTCGAAGACCAGTTCGATGTGTGCGAGACGCTGCCGATCTTCACGCCCAAGGCCGTAAACCCGTATACTGTGTGGCAGCCCAAAACATTTGCAGATCAGGACGCACAGTGAGCAAAGTCATGGAATTGTATTCGCTGTATACCAACGCATTGGTGCTGCTCTTTACCGGGTTTGCGCTGGGCTATCTGACCGGGCGGCTGAATTTACTGTACGTTACGCTAGTTCAGCGCGCTGAGAACGTGGCGCCCGCGGCCAATACGTTACGGGCGGCGCTCCGCGACAATCCTGCGGCTGAAAAAGCTAAAATAGAAATCAACGCCGGCAAGTACGTGGGCGAGATTAACACGTCCAGCATGCAAAAAACACAGGATGTCACGCTTGGCAAAACCACGCAGACGCAAGATGATATTAATTCGTCAGTGTCAAAGCTGGCGCAGTTGAAAGGTAAGTGATGTCGTTTTGGGACAAGTGGACGAAAAAAAAGATTAAAAAACAGTGCGATAAGCTGCAGAAGCAAAACAAGTACATTAAGCAGCTGGAAAAGAAACTCAAGAAGAAAGGTAAGTAGTTATGGCTAAGGGTTTAGACGTCGGAACATCGTTTATCGTGCTGGCGCAAGACGCGCTGGACTCTGCCGTCGCGGCCAGCGTTCAATACAAAGATTTCCGCGATGCGTTTTACGTCATCAAGCCGACGACCCCCGTGGCCACCAAGATGATCGAAAAAGGTCTACAGGGTAAGGTATTTGTGCGCGACGCCGACGGCACGTTTATTATTCTCGGCCAAGACGCCATCGAAAAGGCCGTTGAGCGCAATGACTCGGCCAAGCGCCCCATGTATCGCGGCGTGGTTAGCCCCAAGGAAAAAGAAGCCAAGCGCGTGCTGGCGTTTATCCTCAAGGAAGTTGTCGGCACCGCCAGCGAGCCGCACGAAAAGCTGATCTTTTGCGTGCCGGCCCAGCCCGTCGATCAGGAAGACGATGATTTTGACGTCGCGTATCACGAAGACGTTGTGCGCACGGTGCTGGCGGAGCAGGGTTACACGGCCCGGGCGATTAACGAAGCCGAAGCGCTGTGCTACTCGGAGCTGGAAAACGATGATTACACCGGCATTGGCTTGTCGTGGGGCGCGGGCATGGTGAATTGCTGTGTCATGCTCAACGGCGAACCCACCGTGCTGTTTTCGACAACGAAGTCCGGCGACTGGATTGACCGCATGACGGCCGTTGCCACAAATGAGCCGGATTCAGTTGTGCAGGCAGAGAAAGAGCACGGCACGTTTGTGATTGGCGAGCAGAGTGACAGCGCAATTTTGTCTGCTGTTAGCGTGTACTACGAGCGCCTGATCGATTACACCGTGAAGATGCTTGCGCACGCGTTACAGGGCCACAAAGCTCTGCCCAAGTTCAAAGAGCCGATTCTGATAACATTGGCCGGCGGCACGACACGCGCTAAAGGCTTCGTTGAAATGTTTCAAAAGAAACTTGACGAGCATGGTTTTCCGCTGCCGGTCAAAGAAGTACGTCACGCCAATGATCCGCTGCATGCGGTCGCGCGCGGTTGTCTCATTGCGGCCAAGATTTTGTGACACAGGTTCGTGGACATAGGTCACGAACGTCGGTACGATACGTCACATGCAATTGTGGCGGCTGTTAACAAAAAAAAGGCCAGTGTATGGGACGCAGGGCGCGCTTCGACGGGATTATCATTTCGCACTTGGGCAACATCGACGGCCGGCAACCAGAGCTGGAAAATACGCTGAAATATGTGCAGGCGAGTTTGAAAGCTGGCTGGCATGTTTGCGTCGATGTACAGCTTTTAAATGGCGGATTTGTGCTGCCCAACGAAAATGGTTTCAGTGTCGCGCCGCCCAGTTTCTTTTCCCAGCAGCGGGTCTGGTCGCGCTGTTACAACGCCGAAACGCTCGACGCGCTGTGCACAATTGGCGCGCACGCGTTTATGGGCGGCGAAATTCCGCTGTCGCTGACCACGGCGCAATTTATCTGGACGATGCCGCCGCGCGAACTTTCGCCGCGCTCAATCGCGGCGTTTCCCGAGCTGGCCGAGCCCAGTTGGCTGGATAATTACGAGCCAGCCGGGCTATGCAGTAACGAACCGGCTCGCTATATCTAAATTGCGCCGGTATTTTTGTTCTTTGAAAATCTGTTTAGCGGTCTGTAGTTACTGCATACCGCGAGTGTTAAAATTACTGTATGTGCGTCAAAAGTTAGTCGTGGTGGCCGGCTGGTTAGGCGTTTCTTCGGCGGCATGGATGCCAACGGGGTTACAGGTTCCGCGGTCAGATTCTGTCGGGCACGCGGGCGGAGGAGCAGCAAATGCCACACAGGATAAATTTTGTCCTTGAAAGTTGCTGCGGAGTCCTGACTTCGGTCGGGACACGGACCTGCGGACAGGGGATCGCAGGGGCTTTTGGCGTACATTCACATTTCACAAATCGTTACACAGCCGGCAGTTATTAAACATGGGCGACGAAACACTACATTCGTTGTCGGTGCTTTTTAGCGCATTTGGCGCTGCTGCTTTTGCAGGCTTGGCGACCTTTTTGCGGTTTGCCAAGAAGTTATCTAAACTAGCTGTGGTCAGCGCCATGCTCAACGCCGGTTTTCTGGGTTTGGCCATTGCGCTGATTTGGTACCAAAACTACCGAAAAGCAGAGAACGTTTACGGTTTGATCGGAATCTGTGTGCTCGCCGGCATGGGCGGCTCCACAATGACCGATCTTGTGATATCTTTGCTAGCCGGAGCTGGTATCAAAGTCACCATTGTGCACGAGCGCGATCGTCAAGGAGATCACGAGCATGACAATGACAATTCGTAAACAATTGAGCGTAGCGGCGTGGGGCGCGTCCGCTATGTTTTGTCTGCTTCTGTTCGTGTCTGCGCTAGCCGCAGTAGCGCACAGTCACGGGCATACTGACATGCCAACGATGACTACGCACCCGTGACAAAATTGCCTGATAGCTCAGTTGGTAGAGCAGGCGGCTGTTAACCGCCGGGTCGTAGGTTCGAGTCCTACTCAGGCAGCCATAAGGACGAGTCCCGCATGGATACGCTATCCGCTTTAGATCCGCTCGCGTGGGACTCGGAATACTTCCGCGAGCACCCCGCCTACGCTGCTGGCAACGCGCTAGGCTGGCTGTATATGAGCGGCGACAAGAACGCCGCCACGAGCTACCCGCTTTCGGGTCGGCTATATCTCGCAAAAAGCGGCTGGTTGCTGCTGGCGGTGCCCAACGCGCTCGTCCGCGGTGTATTTGACGCCCTTACCGAGCCCGGCACTGAGCTGCCGACTGCCGGCGTGATGAATGTACCAAACGTCGATGGCGAGTTGGTCAATGCGCACATCTCGGTGATGACGGCGGCTGAAGTAGAAGCAATCGGCGGCGACAAGATTAACGAACGCGGTCACATGTTCGGCTATACGCTGGGCGGCCTAAAAGAAATTGACGTCAAAAACGTGCGCGGCGTCAGCAAAGTATGGGCGCTACATGTGCTCAGTCCGGCGCTGTCTGCCTTGCGCAAGAGTTACGGCCTTTCGGCGCTGCCCAAGGACGATCAACCGTTTCACATCACATTCGCTGTCCGGCGCAAAGGCGTTTTACGCGACAACGGCACGGCCAAGGGTTCCGAAACCTCGGCCGAAAGCGCCGACGAGCATAGGTTTAGTAACCCCATCAGCAGGGGAGAACTCAAAGCCGCCGCGGATGATAAGACCACGTACGACTGTGGCTGCTCCGGTCCGTGCATGTGCCCTGAAACGTGCGTGTGTAAAAAATCCGGCCGCTGCGCCGCCGAGAAGGTATCTGCCGCAGAAAAACAGCAGCCAAACGCACTTTCCCGTTCGGGACAAAAAGACCTGTTACCGGGCGGTGAAGCCGATAATTTACCCGATCGGGATTTTTCTGAACCTGCTTTAGCTGAAGGAGCTAAACATGAGCGCGAACACACAGACAATGGTCAAGTTGCCAAAGAAATTGCCAAGGATCACTTGTCCGAAGACCCCGACTACTACAAAAAAGTCCAAAAAATAGAGAAAGCTGGCGCTAGCGTGTACGGGCAACAGTTTCGCAACCTATTGAACTTCCGCGAGCCGCTTATCTACGACCACAGTAAGCCCGTTTTTCAAAACGTGACCGATCATTTGCTCAAGGCCAAACAGCGCGGCGACTTTATTATGGCGGCGCGGCATAAATCACACTTGTACCGGTCGCAGCTTGACCCAAACTATCGTTATCAAGTGGCGCAGATGGCGATTAACGGCACGCTGCCGCAAATGAACCCCACGGACAAGATTGTGCAGCTTTACGGCAATGATATTTTTGACACTATCTCTCGTTGGGGGAAGAAATAATGGCCACACCGCTGCTCGACATGATCAAAAAAGCTCTAGGGATCGATACCAAAAAACCCGAGCCTGTACCTGCGCCCGCACCGCCGCCTAAACCCCCAAACGCGATTGATTACCTGCGCGCGTGGAACCTGTTTAAAAAAATTCCGTTCGAAAAACTGGGTAGCGTGGCGCTGCTGACTGCGATTATTGTTTTTTTAGCTATCAGCGGACTTCTTGCGTGGATTTCGCTGGCACTTCGCTTCGTTTTTTCAGTTGCGCACTAATATGACAACCAGTATCTACACCGTCGAGGACTGGCAGCGTGTGCCGGCGCGAGTAGCAGAGCTGTTGCCGTGTGCGCATGCGGTCAAAGTTGCGCACGAGCAGGCAGGCGCAGCTACGCACGTGCTGTCGCATACCGTAGCGGCTTGGAATCCCACCACAAACGCCGTTACGCTATACAGCCCGATTGAGATCGCCGCCGATGCCCGCGAAAAGTACGCCGCGGTTATGGCGGAACGCGGATATAGCTGCGCGGCGCATTTGTTGTCTTCTGCAACACCCGATTTTGCGCAGCAGGTCGTCGTCAAACGTGGTTCCTTGGTTCCCGGCTTGCCAGCGGTGTGGAACACGGGCAACACCCTGCTGGCGGGACCATCGCCGCTGTCGAACGGCATTATGACCGGCTTACTTGCCGGCGGAACTGGCTACGGCGCCGGTATGCTCGCGGAGCAGCTGTTTCCAGAGCGCTATATCGAGCGCGGAAAACTGCGCCGCACGCTGGGTTTACTCGGCGCGCTGAGCGGCGCTGCCGTGGCTGGGCTTGGCGGCTATGCCAATGCCCGCGCGCTGCGTACAAGCTTTCCGCGTGGCCTGATCACAAATAACAATACGGCGGTTGTGTACCCGTATGAAAAAAAGATGCAAGAGCGCGAAAAAAGCAGCATGTTTCCGGGGCAGCCGCCAGCGCTCTACAGCCCCATTGTAAGCGTGCCGCAGTTTAATCAGGCCGCGTGGCAAGACGTAAATCGCGGCATGCGGGCGGGTAACTTTAGCAATTACACGCCGCCAGCTTACGCCGCGGCCACGACCGGTTTAATGAGTGGCATCAGCACTAGTATGCAATCCCCGATTATCCGGCCCATTGACGTTATTCACGGTATTGCCTCGGCGGGCGTTGGGCTTGCCACGGCGACGCTGGCGGGTAAAGCGCTGTCAGCCATGGCCGGATTAACACCAGCTGGGCAAGCAAAGTTACAAGATCTGGGGTTATGGGGCGGTATGATGCACGCCGTCGTACCCAGTCTGTTTGGGCGATAAAAACGTATTGCAGCCGGAACATATCCGGGGCATAATGTGCTTTCCTCGTTACTTAAGGAGCGTGTTATGGCGATCAAAAAAAGCGTTGAAACTGTCCGCGAAGAGCTGCGCGTTTTAAATAGCGCCGCTGACGATGTGAACGTAGATACCGGAAACTGGCTGACGCCGGAATTCTGGACCATGGCTGTGGGCGCTGTCAGCAATCTGATCGCGGTGGGCGTTCTGGTTGGATGGGTTGACACCTCGCAGGCCGAGACGCTGACCAAGGCTGTGACGGCGATTGTCGGCGCAACGCAGATTGTTGTGCTCAATAGCGCGCTGATTTGGAAGTATCTGGCTGGTCGCACTGAGCTGCGTGCCCAGATGATTGATGCGCGGTATCGCTACATGGAAGCCGTGGCTGTCGAGAAGATGCGCGCTGAAAGGACTGCGAACTGATGACCACCGAAGAACTGCAGCAGCGGATCGCTGCGTCTCCGGCCTTACAAGACCTGCAACGCAAGCTCACGGATGAGCTTGTGCTGCAGGCAGATAACGAGAACTGCCAGTTTGATCCGATTCTCGTAATCATGATTATCTCGGTGTTGGTGCAGGTAATCATTCACTGCCGCGAGCAAAACTCGGACGAATCTATTGCGCAAAACATGCGTGAGCTTCGCACGTTGCCGCCGCGGAAGTTAATGCGCTTGCGCCGTCGGTTAAATAATTTATGGCGAGAACATTGCGCAAAGACTGGCACGACCTATACGCGTGATAATCCAGTTGTGGGTGCTGTGTACAGCCTAAGTGATACAATTGATGATGCCGCGGCTGCTGGGCTAATGGAACTGGCCCCCGCGCGCTAACATCAAGCACGGAGGCGCACGATGGCACGGAAGCCAACCGCACACGAAACCCACGTTTTACCGATCAGCGAGATTCTCACGCGGCTGCATGCGCTGGGGTATTTCGGCGATAAAACGCTGGCGCAGGTCAAGAAGATTAAAGGCGCGGAGTTGCAAAAGGCGATCCGCGCCTTCCAGTCGTTTAACGGCTTAAACCCCACAGGTACTGTGGGCCCCAAGACAGCGCATCGCATCAACAAGCGGCGCTGCGGTCTGCCGGACTTCAATATCACCGCTTCGGGCGGCGATCCGTGCAAGTGGCCGATGCCGAATGTGACGTACTATCACAAAATCCATTTGCCGGGGCTGACAGAACAGCAGGTGGCCGAAGCCTACGACATTGCGTTTTCGCAGTGGGCAGAGGTGTGTGCGCTGGAGCCGCAGCGCGTCGATACGCACACCAAGGCGAACATTTATGCGCGCTCCGGTGTCGGAAAGAAAAACGGTTTAGATAACAAGGGTGGCACACTGGCGTGGAGCGAGTTGCCGTGCGGTGTAGCCGAGAACGTCCAGCTTGATCAGATGTTCGACGAAGCGGAAGACTGGTCGTTCAACATGGCTGTTGCTGTTATTTGTCACGAGCTGGGGCACGCGTTGGGGCTACCGCATTTAAACGCGGGTAACCTGATGGCTCCCTACTACGATCCGAACGTAACAAAACCGCAAGAAGGCGATATCGCCGAAATCATAAAACTTTACGGAAAGCGCACCACGGTTTATCCGATTACAAAAGATGCTGGACTGCAAATTAACGGCACTATTGTGATTAACGGTCGGCCGTATGTACTGGTGCCGCAAACTTGATAAACTAGGGCGTTACTTTCAATTGGAGGTTCTATGAATACGGTTCAACTGGTACTGGCTGGTCTGTTCGTAGTTGCGCTGGCGGTAACATACCGCGACAAACTGCTTAGTCTCATCCGCCGCGCCGACAAAACGGTAACGGGCGGCGTGACAGAGTCGATCGCTGTGCCGCTTGTGGACGATATCATTGCCGTCACCAAGCTGCGCGACAAGCTTGCCGCGGAGGGCTGCGGGGCCGGTGTCGAAGCCTGCACGTCGCTACTGCGTGTGATCGTAGAGTATGAGCAACCGTCAAAGGGTGTTGTATGAAAAAGCTTGTTTGGGTCTTTGGTTTGCTGCTCGCTTTGTCGTTCGTGTTTCCGAACGGCGTGCCGTCGTTAATTCCGCAGGTAAAGCCTGTCGCGCCAGTCACGCCCGCGGGGCCAACAGACGCCAAGATTGTCGAGCTGCTTGCTGACGCAGACACCGTCGATACCGACCGGATTAACGGCGTGTACAACGGCCTTGCGGAAGTACTGCGGCGCGACGGTGGTCAGCCGGTCAAGCGTATTGTTACGACAGAGCAATGGGCTGAGTTACAGGCACGTACGCTCAACATGGCTATCGACACTCCGGGCAAATACCCCGACCTCGACAAGGCAATTGAGGCGGTATTTTTGCGGGCTGTTGGTACGGACGACGTTGTGCCTGCAAACGACGCCACTCGCGCAAAACTTATTGAAGCATGTGTCACGGTAGCCAATTCCGCTAATGGTAAGAAATAACATGGCGCTCAGCGTTGCCGTACTGCTCGTATGTCTTGTCTTTTGGTTGTTGGTAGTGTTACACGAATGGCTTGCCCTGCACGGGCCGTCGGAGCCAGTTGGCTTAACAGTAGTGCAGATCAGGAGCAATGTAAATATGGCTGATGTGCTTACGTATCGTGTTTCCGCCGGTGCGCCCGTCGACAGCGATGTCGTGTCGCGTATTCTGTCGGTGACCGTGAATGGTGAAGAAAAAGGTTCGACGTCTTACCCGGTGAGCGAAGATCTCGGCGTTGTGGTTGTACCGCAAGACGCCGTGGTCAAGCTCTCTCTGGTTGACGTCGACGATGCCGGCAACGTTTCGCCGGCCGCTGAGTATGAGTTTACAGCGGTCGACACGCTTCCGCCGGCGCAGCCCGGGTTCCTCGGTGTCACTCTCGTTAGCGAGTCGCCGGCCCCTGAAGCTCCGGTTACGCCCGAAGAGCCGACGGCTTGAGTTAAGTTTGGAGGCACGTCATGGCTGATAATGAACAGTTCTTCTCGAACGTTTACGACGTTGTGGCAGCTTATGAAGGCGGCTTCGTTGGCGCCTACAGCAACCCGGAAGCTGCCGCAGCACTTCGAGATCAGATTAAAAATGCCGGCGGTATCCCCGACGGCGCCATGGCGTGCGCGGAGTACAGCCTTGAGGAAACCGGCAAAGGCAAGCTAAGCCTGCCCGTGCTGGAAGTACTCAAGCTGTACCCCGACTCCTTACCGGGTGGCGCGCAGGGACGCGGCGACTGCGTAAGTTGGTCGACGCGCAACGCGTGCCTCGGCACGATGTGCTGCGAGATTACAAGCGGCGTGCCGGACCCGAACAGTGGTCGGTTAGAAGGCGCGCCCGACGTCAGTGATACGGCGCGACTGAACGGCGTGCTCAGCACTGAAGCGTTTTACAATTGGCGGCGGCACGGCGGGGACGGCTGGAGCTGCGCAGAGGCGGCGCAGGTCGCGTTAAACGATTCCGGCTTGTGGCTGCGAAAGAAGTACGACGAAATTGATGTTGATTTTACACAATACAGCGCGCGCAATGCCGGACTATACGGCTCTCGAACGCCGCCTGAGTCGTGGCGCAAGATTGGTGAAAACCATCGCGTGCAAACAATTACGGAAGTCGAAGAGTACGAGGCGCTTCGCGACCTGCTAGCAAACGGTTACTGTGTTAGCTCGTGCGGCAGCGAGGGCTTCTCCGATCAACGCGATGCAAACGGCGTAAGTAAACGCAAAGGCAGTTGGGCGCATGCGCTCGCCTATCTTGGTGTTGACGATCGCGCAGAAATAGTAAAGCTATACGGCGAGCCGCTGGTGTTGGTCCAAAACAGCTGGGGCGCGTGGAATGAAGGAAGTCGCCGAATCTTCGGCACGAACATTGACATTCCAGTTGGTGCGTTCTGGGCTCGCTGGTCTGATATCAAAAATCGTTACATGGTGGCGATTTCGGGTGTAAACGGTTGGCCGCCGAAGAAGCTGCGTAGTTTCGGCGCGCTTGGTAATATCTAAATCAGTGGGGTTAACATGCTCGATTGGCTTTTATTAATGGCTCCGTCGTCTCATGCAGCTCCGCCCAAAAAAGACTATATCGGTGTGGTCGCTGCAGAGGCTGCTTACGCTTCTATGCTTCCTGCTGCGCCGGTAGTCAAACCGCTTGTAGACACAAAAGACTGCACGCGGTGTAATGGCGTCGGCAAGGTTCGCACGGGCGACGGTCAGGGCTGGACGGACTGCCCCGAGTGCGAGCCGAAAGAGGGCGGCATGAAAGAGGCTGGCCCGATGCCGTCGATGAAGTTGCAGGTCAAACCGCTCCCGCCCGTACCGCCGGCGAAGTCCAGCAAGTGCGACGAGAACGGCTGTGAGATTCCCCACGCGTAAGGTGTTGAATGTCGGCTTACCAAAAAACCGGTAAATGTTACAGCTATCGCGGTCTCAAATTTTACGCCAAAAATGGATTCGTCTGTCTGCACGACGAACAGACCGGCGAGTTTTTTGTTTTAACGCGTAAAGAATTTTTGCAGCGCGCGCAGGCTATCAGCGAAGAAGCCCGGCGTTTACGGACCATGGCGGCTGAAAATCCGATGCAGGCGCCGTGGATGGCCGCGGACCGCATGGATTTACAGCGGGCGATCGAGAATATGATCGAGGTAACAAAAGAAGCCCAAGAGCAGGGCGACCGGGACGATCCGGCGGTTGACGCGTGGTTTAGGCGACACAGGCCGGGTCGAAAGAGTAAGATATCCATGGCGAGCGGCGCGAATTTTGCAACTTCGCTGCCCGGTGCGCTGCCTATCGGAAAGGATACCGGTAAGCACGTAACGCCCGACTTTAGCGTCGGGTCGCAGCCAAAGAAACTTATTCTGCCCGGAGACTTTTGACATGGATGTCACGGAAAAGGAAGCCTTTAGGCTGGGCTTTTTACACAGGTGCGCCGAAGAAGCCCTGACGGGCGACGCGTTAAACGGGCGCATTAAGGCCGCAGAAGATTTCGCAAAAAGCGGCTTTGACATGAATTCGCTGTCCAATGTTGGCAGCTGGGCTGGCAATATTGCCTACGCCCCGCTGCTTTTAGCGACAGCTGGTGGCGGGTTGGCGGGGCATCTGGCCGGGAAATTAACCGAGCCCGATGTCGATGAAGATGACCTTAAGGCGCGAGAATTAGCCGCGGCGTACAAAGCCTACGCCGCCCGGGCCAAGACAAATCGGAAGTTACGGCTGTATCGACCAGAAAGGTAATTTGTGAGCCTGCGCAAATATCACGCTGAGTTAGGCGGCCCGCAGCACGGCGGCGATCAATTAAACTGGCCGGGCACGATGGAGGGTTTTCCCGTCGTCGGCAACGGGTTTCGCGCTGATTTAAAGCAGGACGAACTGGAAAATATAGATCTGCGGTTTGATTACAAGTCGCGTATGTTCGACCTGTGGGATGAGCAGCAAAAGCAAGAATTTGACGACATAAATGATAAGATAGTGAACGGCTGGTATCGGCTGTTGAAGCGCAGCGACAACTGGGACGACGAAAAAAAACATTTTCGCGTTTGGTTGGAGTGGGCGCAGGTATACGGCATGCTTCCGCCGAAACTGTAATGAGGGGCTAAAATGACGACTACCGCAAAGCTCGCAAATGACGTTCAACCCGCCGTTGCTGGCAAACCTACGCCCCAAGACTTCCAGCGTTTTTGGGGTGATCGCATTTTGCGCACTGGTGTTGGTGGCCTCGGTCTCGGCGCTGGCGCTGCAGGGCTTTATTATCTTGCCCGCGGCTTGTCGCAAGCGATTCGCGACCGCAAGCCCGAAGTCGAAGAAGACGAAAACCCAGCGGAAGCTGTAGTGCCGGGCAACAAAATGGCCGGTGCCTACGACGACGTCGCTGGCGGTATTGGCCGCGCACTGCCCGACTCCGTTGTTGATTTTCTAAAGCCGTTTACGCCGGCGGTTACACCCAAAGCGCCGAACTCGTACGATCCAAACGTTATTCGTTCGTCGTTTGGTACGGCTGCTACGCTGGGCGCCGGTGCACTAGGCACATACGGCGGCTATAAACTTATTCAAGCGCTGCACAACCGTAAGAAGAAACGCGATCGACAGGCCGAGATTGATGCGGCCGAAAAAGAGTACTATGACGCGCTGGTCGGCCCGTCGGCGAACAAACTAGACGGTGTGTATGACCTCGCCGGGCAAAAGGCCGCTGCGGAGAAGCAAGCGAACCCGCTAGAGATGCTGACGAGCATGTGGGACACCGCCAAACGTGTTCCGTCGGCCGTGGGTGGCGCCTATGTGGCCACTGGTTTAGGGCTGGGCGGACTTGCGGCCAAGTTAATGTACGACCGGGCCCGCGAGCGTTCTCGTGCCAAGGCTGTAGAAGAGGCGGCGCAATCCAAGGCGCGTATCGCCGGTATTCTGCCGACGTACGTAGATCCCGACGAGATTGTCGCCCTGAAGCAGCGAGCCGAACAAGCGCAGGCGGGGTAGTTATATGCCAGCGCCTGAATTGCCGCCGCTGAAGCAGTTCAGCAGCCAGCCGCCCGTGGTGCCGACAGCGCCGCCGACAACGCCGCCACCAATGCGGACGTTTGGCGACATCGGCTCGATGCGCGACAACATCTTCAATCAGGCACTGACAAGCGCGCAGGGTTTGCGCCCGCTGCAAAACGATTTGTATACGCTGCAGCTGCAAGACGTCGGCTACACGGGGCCCGAACGCTTTACGCGGGCCGACCAAAAAAAGGCAGTGCTCTCGCGCGGCTCTCTGTCGCGTCGTTTACAGGGTACGTGGACGCTGGTTGATAACAAAACCGGACAGCCGCTTGGGCAGAAGCGCGCAACTATCGCGCATGTGCCTTATCTGACAGATGCTGGCACGTTCGTCAACGGCGGTGTCGAGTACACGCTGGCGCATCAGATGCGGCTTAAGTCCGGCGTCTTCACCCGCGAAAAAGACAACGGCGAAATCGAAGCGCACGTAAACACACTGCCGGGCAAAGGCCGCTCGCACCGTTACTTTTTAGATCCGAAAACGGGCGTGTTTAAAATCAGCGTCGGACAGGCGCAGATTCCGCTAATGCCGCTGCTGAAAACCATGGGCGTTACGGACAGCCAGATCCGCGATGCGTGGGGCAACGAGATAACGGCCGTCAATATGGAGAAAGGCGACGCCGGTACGCTCGACAAGCTGTACAGTCGCTTTGTGAATAAACCAGTCGCCGGAGCAGACGCCACGATCAAAGCCAAGGCGTTGCTTGAAGAGTTTGCCAAAACAGAGCTTGATCCTGAAGTCACACGCCGCACGCTAGGCAGCGAATACAAGAACATGACGCCAGACACCATTCTGGCAATTACAAAAAAGCTGCTAGCCGTTAACCGCCGCGAAGCCGAGAGTGACGACCGCGACAACATGGTGTTTCAATCTGTCGTCGGGCCAGAAGATCTTATCTCTGAGCGCTTCACCAAAGATCGGCAGGGTTTAAACAAGTTGCTGTGGAAAGCCACGGCGAAGAAGTCGATTGACCACATTCCAAGCGGCGTCTTCGATAAAGCGATTTCTGCTGCGCTGATCGGGTCTGGTCTTGGATCGAGTCTTGAAGAGATCAACCCCGCCGAAATTTTTGACCACCAAACACGCGTTACGCGAATGGGCGAAGGCGGCATCGCGTCACTCGACGCCGTGCCGGCAGAGTCGCGCAGTGTGCAGCCCAGCCATCTGGGCTTTATCGACTATCTGCGCACGCCTGAGTCCGGCAAAGTTGGCGTTGATATGCGGTTTGCGCGGGGCGCTATGAAGGGCGCCGATGGGAAGGTGTACACGCCTGTGATCAACATGAAAACAGGTGAGACGGAATACAAGACGCCGCAGGAACTAGCGGATACGCCGCTCGTGTTCCCGGGCGAGACAAATAACAAAATGCCGGTAGTGGCTGCGCTTGTAAACGGCAAGATGAAGTACGTCGACCGCAAAGATGCGCAGTACAGCCTGTCAAACATGGATTCGACGTTTTCTGCGCTCACAAACATGGTGCCGATGAAAGCCATGGTTAAAGGGCAGCGCGTGATCATGGGTAGTCGCATGTTTACGCAGGCGCTTCCGCTCGTTGGCGCCCAAACGCCGCTTGTGCAGTCGGCCAAGTTTGACGATGAAAACGTATCGCACGAAGACGAGATGGGCGAAAAGCTTGGCGCGGCGAGAGCGGCTGAAGCCGGGCAGGTTGTCGACGTTACGCCAGATGCGATCGTGCTGCGCGACAAGAACGGCGAAAAGAAAACGATCGAGCTGTACAACGAGATGCCGTACAACCGAAAAACGTTTTTACATCAAACGCCGCTGGTTAAACCGGGCGATTACGTAAAGCCGGGACAGCTGCTTGCCAAGTCGAACTTTACGGACGATCAAGGGAGCGCCGCGCTGGGTCTGAACATGCGCGTAGCTTATCTGCCCTTTCGCGGCAAAAACTACGAAGACGCCGTAGTGATCTCCGAGTCTGCGGCCAAGCGGCTTACGTCAGAGCACATGTACCAGCACGAAGCGGAATGGGACGATAACACTCACGTTGGCAAAAAGGCGTTCGTGAGTCTTTTCCCCCGCGAATACGAGCGCAAGATGCTGGACAACTTCGACGATCAGGGCGCAATTAAAAAGGGCACCACAGTTAACTTTGGCGATCCGCTGGTGCTGGTAGCTAAGAAAAAAGACACGGTTTACGGCAAAGTGCATCGCGGCCGCGCGGGCAGCTTCACCAACGAGACGGTGACGTGGGAACACCATGCGCCCGGAGTCGTTACGGACGTTGTGCACACAAAAAAGGGCGTGAGCGTCGTTGTTAAAAACCAAGCCGCGATGGACGTTGGCGACAAGCTCACGGGCCGATTTGGCGATAAAGGCGTTGTGGCAGACATCATCCCCGATGACCAGATGCCGCAAGACAAAGACGGCAATCCGTTCGAGGTGCTGGTTAGCCCGCTAGGTTTAATTTCGCGTGTTAATCCGGCGCAGGTTATTGAGGCGGCGTTGGGCAAAGTTGCCGCAAAGACTGGCAAGCCGTTTAAGATCAAAGACTTCGATGACCAGAAAGATCTTGTCGAGTTTGCGCAGAAAGAATTAGACAGGAACGGGTTATCTGATACAGAAGACTTAACCGACCCGGAGACAGGTCGAAAGATTCCGGGTGTGCTAACCGGCTCGCGCTTTTTTATGAAACTGCATCACACCAGCGAGTCCAAAGCGCAGGGGCGTGCAACGGGCGCATACACCGCGGAAGGCACTCCGGCGAAGGGTGGATCAGAAGGCGCTAAGCGGGTTGGCATGTTGGATCTTGGCGCCTTGCTGTCGCACGGCGCTGGCAAAGTAATTCGTGACGCCAAGATGGTGCGCGGCCAAGCTAATCCAGAGTACTGGTCGCAGTTCATGGCCGGTTACACGCCGCCGCTTCCGCGCGTCCCACACGTATACGAAAAGTTTGTCGGGCAGCTGAAGGCGTCTGGCATTAACGTTGTGCGCAGCGGTACACGCACAAACGTTATGGCGCTTACAGACAAAGACGTCGACGGATTAGCCGGCGCACGTGAAATCGAAAACGCCGAGACGGTTGACTGGAAGGGCAGGCTTAAGCCGATCAAGGGCGGCCTGTTCGACGAGTCACTTACTGGTGGCCACGGCGGTAACCGATGGTCAAAAATAACATTACACGAGCCCATGCCGAATCCGGTGATGGAAGATCCGATCCGCCGCGTGCTGGGCTTGACGGAGAAAAAATTTCGCGGCGTGTTAGCGGGTACGGACCAGCTTGGCGACCAAACCGGCCCAAAAGCGATTGCAGACGCGCTAGCCAAAATCAATTTGCCAAAGGCCATTGAACAGGCGCGCGAAGATATCAAATCCGGCCGAAAAACGTTACGCGACGCAGCGGTACGACGGCTTGGCTTTTTAAAGAGTGCGGAGTCTACCGGTGTGCATCCAAAAGACTGGATGCTAACACGCGTGCCGGTGCTGCCGCCTCTGTTTCGGCCAGTTAGTACGATGGGCAGCAAAAAGCTGCCGCTTGTAGCTGACGCAAATTACTTATACAAGGAGTTGCTGGACGCCAACAACACGCTGAAAGATGCGTCCGGCGCACTAGCTGAGTACGGCGACGAGCGACTCAGTGTGTACGACGCAATGAAGGGCGTGACTGGCCTAGGCGAACCGCAGCAGCCCAAAAACGCTGAACGAAACGTAAAAGGGTTTTTACGCCACATTTTTGGGGCGTCACCAAAGTACGGCACTGTGCAGCGCAAATTATTAAGCTCGACGGTCGACCTCGTCGGCCGCGCGGTAATTACGCCAAACCCCGATCTAGACATGGATCAGGTGGCCTTGCCCGAAGAAAAGGCGTGGGATATCTACAAGCCGTTTGTGGTGCGCGGGCTAGTGCGCCGTGGGTTACCGCGCATGCAAGCATTGGAAGCGGTTGAGAAAAAGAACAAAGAAGCAGCGGCCGAGCTAGACAAGCAAATGAATTCCCGGCCAATTATCATCAATCGCGCGCCGGTTCTGCATCGCTATGGAATGATGGCGTTCTACCCGCGGCTAACAAAGAACAAGGTCATGGAAGTAAACCCCGTTATCACAAAGGGATTCGGCGCCGACTTTGACGGCGACGCTATGCAGTATCACGTGCCGTCGACTGAAGATGCAGCAAAAGAAGCTGTCGACAAGATGCTGCCGAGTAAAAATCTGTTCGCGGCGTCGAGCTTCCGGGCGCACTACGTGCCCAATAAAGACTATCAAACTGGCTTATACGTGGCGTCTAGCCGCATCAATAACAAAGCCAAGCCGCGCGTGTTTAGAAACCGGCAAGACGCCGTGCTGGCGTATCGGCGCGGCGAAATAGAGGTAGACACCCCGGTTCATATTGTGGAAGATAATAAGTAACTTTGGCGCACACGGAGGTCACATGTTTACAGTCAATCCAGAATTAATTGCGCTTGCAAAAGCGCGATTTGAAAAAGCCGCTTTCGTCCCCGGTGCCGCCGTTGATCCGGCCGCCGCAGGTGGTGCACCGCCGGTAGATCCGGCGGCTGATCCCGCGGCAGCCGCAGCTGCGCCCCCTGCCGATCCGGCCATGATGGCTGGTGGTGCCGCGCCGGTAGATCCGGCTGCGATGGGTGCCGCTCCTCCCGCGATGCCAGCTGCGCCTGCCGCCCCGGCGGCACCGGGGATGGCTCCAGCCACTCAGCAGAAACTCAAGCCCGAGCAAATGATGCAGATGCTCGACTACCGGCTTTACAACATGCAGCAGCAGCTCACCGCGATTATGAACGCGATGGGTGTTCAAGTTCCGCCGGAGTCACTTGTGCTGCCCCCGGGAACGACAGGTGCCCCGCCGGCTGAGACAGCGCTGCCCGGCGGACCGATGGCACCGCCGCCGCAAGACCCGAACGCACAAGGCGGCGGTATGCAGCCGCCCGGTGGTCCGCTTCCTCCCGGCGGTCCGCTTCCGCCCAATGCGCCACAACCCGATCCCAACGCGAAGGCTGCGTGGTGGCAGCAGACTGAAACAAAGTCGGCGTCGTATATCGGGCATCCCGTTGACCGGCAAAATCCCGATGAGCCGACCGACATGCAGATTAAAGCAAACGCTATAGCTGCAATGGTTCGGAGTCTCAACGGCAATGCTCGTTAAAACGCAGCACAAATTACAACCTACTGAGCAAAAAGCGCACAGTGTTGTAGTTGAAGACGATCTGGGCAATCCGATCTTCGTCGCTATTCAAGTAGACGAAGCGATCGTGTATTCCACGCCGGGTGAGCCAGATTTCCATTCGATGTTGCGGGCGCTTGGCATCGAAAAAACGGTTGTCGTATCTGATTTCAAGCCAAAGCCAATGCAGCAAATTATCTGGCCAAAGTAACATGCTTAAAACAACGCTTGGTCAAATCCTGATTAACGACGCGCTCCCGCCAGAAATGCGGGATTACGATCGGGTATTAACCAAGAAAAGCATGGGCGCGCTAGCCACTGAGCTAGCACAAAAGCATCCCGACAAGTACCGGGATGTAATGAAGCGGCTGCACGACGTCGGCAAGGACGCGGGATATTCTAGCGCAGGGCTGTCGTTTAGCCTGAAGCACATTCGGCCGACATTGGCCGTTAAAGCGGCGCAGATCCGCACGCAGCACGCAATGCAAGAAATCTTGTCGAACAAGAAATTGGGCGACAAAGAAAAGCAAGTAAAACTGCTGGAATTAGCCGCTAACACGCAGTCGGAACTACTCGACAAGGTGTACAAAGAAGCCGAGTCGCAAGACAATCCGCTTGTGCATCAAATTACTGGCTCTGGCGTTGGCAATAAATATCAATTGAATTCGCTGATCGGCGCAGACATGCAGTATCTGGATCACCGCGGCGATCCAATTCCAATTCCCGTTCTTCGCGGCTACGGGCAGGGGCTACGAC